CACAAGCTCCATCTCAGCGGCTTGCTTCTGCGCCGGGTCAGGCACAAACCGATCCAGCAGCGTCTTGCCGATCTCAAGGATCGGGCCGAGGATCAGCGGATTCACGTCAGGTTTCCATCAGGTCAGCGATGCGGCGTGCCCAGCCGCGTGAGAAGGCCGGCCAGTTGGTCAGGCCGGTCATGAAGCGCAGTCGCTGCGCCAAGACGCGCAACCGCAGCGCGTTCACGTCCTGCGCATACGCCGCGGCCAACGTCTTGGGGCCGATCAGCCCGTCAGCCGTCACACCCAGCGCGCGCTGCAGCCACAGCGTAGCCTGATGCGGGCCTGAGTTCACCGCGGCGTCGAACGTGGCGTACCGGATGCTTGGCGGCAGATCGTCTGCGCGCACCGGCTTCCAGTACCGCTCAAGGTAGATGCGCTTGGCCAGATCCAGCGGCAACTCGCGCATGTCGCCCTTGTAGCCGACCTCGCGGGCCACCGCCTCGGTGACGCCGAAGCGGGTCTTGCCACCGGGGTCAGCCGGGTGGTCGCTAAAGTCACCTTCATGCCCCAGCAGCAGCGCGAACGCAGTGTCGAAGTTCATTTGCCAGGCCAGTGAGTAGCGACCCAAGACACGATGCCGCCAAACGCGGACGCGATGGTCATGCCCATCCAGAAGCCGCCCTTGCCCTTGTTGGCCAAGGCCAGCAACTCCTTGACGTCACTCTGCATCGCTGCCACTTGGTCTTCCAGCGTCTTGACCTGGCCGATCAGCAGGCCGAATTTCACGGGGTCGATGTCGCTCATGGTGCTAAGGCGTTTTGGTTTTGGGATTCGGGGGCGAGGGCGTTGACTGCAGGCATGATCGTTGACGGCGCAATCTTGGCCGCTTCAGTCACGCCCCGGCCCAATGGATTCTGCATCAACTTGGACACACGCAGACGCTCCGCGCCCGACAGCGTACTGAGCAAGTCCTCGGCGCCCTGCGGCGTCTTCAGCGCCTGCGTCAGCGTGTCCAGCGTCTTCTTGCCGATGGCGTCTTCAAGCAACTGCAACGACCTGTTGGTGTTGGTCACCCACGCGCTCAGATGCGACGGCAGGCGGAACTTGGAGACGTTCTGGCGCAGCAACTCGCGCAGCGCGGCTTGACCTTCGCTGGCCTGCTCCTTGACCGACACCTGCTTGATGCGCTGCTGGGCCTGCGCACGCAGCGTCTCCAGCGCAGAGTCAGCCAACTCGGTGGCGATGTTGTAGTTGCCCTTGCCAAGAAACTTCTCGACCACCTCGGGCGACTCGTTCTGCACCAGTTTTACAAAGGCGTCCTTGTCGGTCTTCCACAGCCGCGCCGCCTCGCCCACCAGCTTGCGCTCGGAGATTTGCTGCATGCCCTTGGTGTAGTCGGCGAGGTACTGCCGGTAGCCCGTGCCGCCAGCCGACTCAATGGCGTCGATCAGCGCGGGCTTGATTTCGGACAGCACGCCAGCGGCAAGGTTGCGCTGCGCGGTGGCGTCCATGCCAGGCCGCAACTGCTGAATGGCCGCGTTGACGGAGTTTTTGCGGATGGCGTCAAGGGCGCGGGCGTCAATGACGCCGCCGCTGCTTGTCCACTTGGCGATGTCATCAGTGACGTTCTTCAACGCGCCGCTGATCAGATCGTTGCCGGCAAACTCAGGGTTGCGCCCCACCGCTGTCAGGCTGCGGATCAGCGGCTCGCCCTCCAGCGGCTTGATGCCGACCGAGCGCAGCGCATCCGCCGCTCCTTGCGCAAAACGGGCGCCTTGGCCGAGGTCAAGCGATGCGTTGGCGGCTTGGCTCGACCATTCGTTGAAGGCTTTGTCGGCCAACTCTCCGAAGTGTGTGTACTTGGTGGCGCCAACCGGCAAGCCGCGCTTGATGAGATCAAGCCGCGCCCAAGCCTCGGCGGCGTTACCTGCGCTGATGAGGTCGCGCACTTTCTGCACTTCTGCCGCAGCCTCAGCGCCGAGTTTGCCGGCCTGCGCCTCGTACTCCGCGACTGCTTTGCCGAGATTGGCGCGGTTCAACGCTGCGTCACGTTGCGGGCCGGTCATAGCGTTCAGCGCGTTCTTGGCCGACTCAACAGTGGCGCGGGTTTCGGCTGCGGTGGTGCCGCCTGCCAGTTGAGCCAGTGCGTTGCGCGACTCACGCTCGCTCAGTAGGTTGAGCTTGCGAACGAACTGCGGGTCGCGCTCCAGCGAACGCTGGACCAGCGCCTGCCAAGTGGGGTTCTCAATACCTGCAGTGATCTCGGCCACACTGGCGTTCGGGCGCGCATTGCGCAGCGTACCAATGACGGTTTCCAGATCGCGTCCCAGCGCCTGCTTGGCGATGTCGGCGGCTTTCTGCTTGGGAATCTGCCGCAGGTCCGCGATCTTGCCGGCGGCGCTGCCAAGCGCCTGTACCGCCGCACGGCCACCCGCCTCCATAGTGCCGCCCATCAGCACGTCTTTGGCGCCGCCAACCACGGCTTCTTCGGCAGTGCTTGGGCCTTGACGATACCCGAGCAACGTCTCCAAAGTGTCCAGCCCGCCCTTGGCAAGACCGTAGCCAAGCGCGCTGCCGCCAACCGTACCAGGGACGCCAAGCGGCGTGCCCACCACACCGCCGCCGACAGCGCCCAGCGTCTCGACAGTAGGCCGGACCATCTGAATAACGTCGCGGCCAGTTGGGCGAGCGCCGAGAATGCGGCGGCCAAAAGGAACTTCAGATGACACCGCAGGCGGGGCAACCATGCCGGGAACGGCGCCAGGAATTACGGCGGGCTGCTGCTCAACAAACTGAGCAAACGGATTAGCCGGCTGTTGGACAAACTGCGCGAACGGATTGGTCGCCATTTAACGCCCCCTTGCGCGCACCGCAGCCCCTGGCCCAAAGATCGCATCGAACTGCGCGTCGGTGCCTTGCCCACGCCTGAGCGCGTCAATAGCTGCAGCCGGTGGTGCGGGGAAGTTACCGCCGCCAGCAGGCGCCGCGCTCGCAGCCTCTGTACCTTCTGCAGCCATCTCAGCCGATACAAACTGGCCTTTGCGCTCCTTCATCAGGCGCAGAATTTCCAGCCCGGCTTGTTTCCGGATCGCGTTTGGCAGCGCAGTGTTTGCAAGTTGGCCCGCAGCTTCCTTGTATGACGTCGTGTCTTTGTCCGACTGCGGACCTTCAAACCGAGGCACCATCTTGAGCACCAAGTCGGCAATAGGCGCAAGTTTCCCTCCGGCGATAGCGCCTGGCGTGGCTTGCCCAACGAATCCGGCGCCAATATCCACCAACCGCCCTGCGCCGCTTCCGGTGGACTGGTCAATCAGACCACCCTTCTTGGTGGCGTCGGTCAGTTCAGTGATGGCGCGGTCAAGATCCAGACCAAGCTGCTTGCGCTGCGCCGTGGTCTTTTCAAACGTCGCGCTTGGCTTGCCCTTGACAGGCGCGGTAGGCGTGATGACCTGACCGAACTTGTTAAGCAACGTGACGTTGCCCGCCGCATCCGTTTCTCGAAACGCGACGACCGCGCGGGGGTCGTCCTTTGCTTCACGCGGCTGCGGCGGCGGGCGACTGGCCAGTGCAATGCGTGTCTTTTGCGCTTCTTCTTCCGGCGTCAGCAGTTGCGATGCGCGCGGCTTTTCCGGCGAAGTGAACAAAACTTGCCCTGTAGGCGACACCAAATTGCCGCCGACAACCATCGGCTTTTCAGGGGTTGGCAGCGTTGGCAACAGCGCTTTGCCCTGCTCACGCATGCGAGGGCTTGGGCTGCGAAGCATGTTCAGCACTTCTTCGCGTGTAGGGGCAGCGCCAGGCGCGGCGCTTAGGCGCTGGCTCTCGCGCTGGTACAACTCCTCCTCGTCCAGCGCTTTCAAACTTTCGCGGGCAAACTGAATCAGCGAAGGCTCTTCAGCTTGAACGCCAGACTGCAGCACTTTCATCAACGTCGGGCGATCCAGATTGTTTCCGCCCTGCGCCAACGCTTCCGCCGCGCCGGTCAAAAACTGTTGACGTTGCGCCGCCCGCGCTTGCCGCGCTTGCCGTTCTTGGGTCACCGCCGCTCGGTCTTCACGTTGCGCCAACATGTTTTCGCGCTGGAACTGCATCTGCTCAGCTTGCGCTTGACGCAGCATGTTGCGCTCCTGCTGCGCCTGCGCGGCCTGCTGGCCGGCCATAAACTGTTGGCCGAACGAAGGAACTTGCGAGAGGATGCCGAAGTTGAGTGCCATGTCCGTTCCTTACGGGCGAGGATAACCGAGGTACTGGCCGCCCAAGTAGCCTAGATCTCCAAACGCCCTGCCATACGCCGCGCCTTGCGCCAGCAGCGCGTTGCCTGCGGTCTGCCCCTGCTGCATGGCAAGGTTGCTCAAATTGGTCGCGGTGTTGGCCATCAGGTTACCGGCTTGGCTGCCGTAATTCTGACCCGCAGCCGTCAACTGCTGCGCCGTCGTGCCGCCGATGCCGGCCAGCCCAGCCAGACGGTTGTACTCGTCAGCTTCACGCTGACGCAGCGCGTTGTAGCCGGTCAGCGCCCGGCCATACATATCGCTTTCTCGCGACCGCAAAGCGTTATAGCCGGTCAGCGCCCGACCGTACTGCTCCTGCTCTCGCTGCCGACCGATGTCGTAGCCGGTCAGCCCGCGCCCGTACTCCTGCGCCTCGCGTTGGCGGGCGATGTCAAAAGCGGTCAGCCCCCGCCCGTACTGCTCTTGCTCGCGCTGACGCGCTGCGCCGTACTCATTGAAGGCCCGACCGTAAGCGTTGCCGAACTCCTGAGACGCCATCTCTTGGCCAAAACGAGTCAGCGCCTTGCCAGTACCGCCGCTCAGCAGACCGCCACGCGCAGCAGCGCTGCGCTCCAGCGCCTTCAAACCCTCGCTCAACCGAAAGCCGTAGCCAGGATCAGCTTGGAAATTTTCAGCGGTGAACTTGAACGCTTCTGGCTGCTGCCCCTTGTACTCAAACGTCGGCTGCTGGCCGGTGTACTGGAACGCTGCCGGCTGCTGGCCGCCGTAGGCAAACTGAGGAATCTCGCCGCCGTACTGGAACGCTTCCGGCATGGCGTTGGTGCGCTGCTGCATCTGCGCAAGCGCGTTGGTGCCGGCTTGGTAGTACGGCTGCTGACGAGCAACCGCCTCGTCATACATCCGCGCCTGCAGCGCCAGCGCCTCGCGCTGCGCGTCGCGCTGCAGTTCCGCCGCCCGCGTAGACGCCGCAGCGGTTGCTTGCGCTGCCTCTTTAGCGGACTGCCCTTGCGTATAGCCGCCAATCAGCGAGCCGATGGCTGGCAACAAGTACGCGAATGGGTCGGTAGTTGCACCGCCGGGGGGTGTAACGCCGGGCGGCGTGCCAGGGGTTGTTGCAACAGCGGGTGTGCCGCCGGGCGGCACTACTGGCGGCACTACCGGGGGGATAACCGGCGGCGTAATAGTCGGCGTAACAGGCGGCACAATTGGCGTTGCGGCAAGCTCAGCCGCAGGCGTGCCAAGCACCGTCGTCATGGGTGCCGTAGACAGGCTAGAAGGTGTGCCGCCGGGCGGCACAATTTGCGTTGCGGCAAGATCAGCCGCAGCTAATGCGTCTGCGGCGGTTCCGCCAGCAGCCATAACTGCGTCATACGCGGCGGTCTGCGCGCCAGTCATACCGAAATCAGCAGCCGACATGCCTGCAAAGCCAGCAGACGGCGTGATGCCCGACGCGGCAGCAGCAGCGTTGTACCCGTAGCCTGGCGTGCCAATGGCGGCTTCCAGCGCAGCGGGCGTCAGGTTCGTAGCACCAGCACCAGCACCAGCACCAGCACCAGCACCAGCCCCGGCAGCAGCACCCGGGCCAAAAATGCTGGCTTGCCCCAACCCTGCGCCTAAAGCATTGACACCTAGAGCGGCCAACACCAGCGGCGCCACATCCTTACCAATGCTGCCGGCGTGGCTTGCCAAACCACCAAAGAATCCGCGATCTTTCTCCCCTTCGTACGTACCAATTACCTGCCCTGTTGTCGGGTCAAGCGTGTCAAAAGTGGTTAGACCAGGAATACTCCGCTGTATGGCGACTAGCGTGCCGCCTTCCATAAGTCCACCCTCACCTGGAGTTTGGTTTTCAAACTGAGGTGAGTACGTTATTCCATTGATGATCTGCGAGCCTTTAGACCAGTCAACAGACCGAAGATCAATTGGTTTCGCGAGCAAGTTATTTTGGGTCGCCATGATTTACCTCACCCGATGCGCCAGTTGGTGCCGTCGCTGTACACAGGAACGCCGTTCGCCCCACCGGCAGCCACAATCGACGCGAACGTCGTGGCGTTGGCGTCCGTCACAAAGGCCCGCGCCCCAGCGCCTGCGGTGGCCGCAGCCGGAAGTGTAGCCACCGTCAGCGTGCCGTGATTGAAATACTTGACGCTGAACGTGAGCGTCAGGCCGGGTATGCGGAACGACGTGACGCTGCTATTGCCGATTGTCACCTCGTTGCTGACCGTGGCCGACGAGACGTCAGCGTCGTGGCCGATCATCGTGTTGTTGGACCCCGTGGTCAGCGCGTTGCCCGCCAAGTAACCGATGGCCGTGTTGTTGGCTCCCGTGGCCAGCAGCAGCGCGTCGCTACCGAGCGCGGTGTTGCCAGCACCTGTCAACGCCGCGTTCAGCGCCCGGTAGCCAACCGCCGTGTTGTAGTTGGCCGTGGTGGCAGTCGTCAGCGCGCTGTAACCCACAGCCGTGTTGTAGTCGCCGCCCGTGTTGGCGTCCAACGCCGAAGCGCCGACCGCCGTGTTCTGGATGCCGTCCGTGTTGGCCGTCAGCGCGTCGTAGCCGGTCGCGGTGTTGTTGGTGCCGGTCGTGTTGGAGTCCAGCGCCGTGTTGCCGACCGCCACGTTGGTGGCGATCTGGTTGCCGCCTTGGCCGACCGTGACGCCGACCTCTTTGGTCAACTCATACGAAGCGTAGATGTTGTCGTCCGTCTTGATTAGCACGCCCGTAGACGTCTGCAGCACGAACTTGTACGACGCGCCTGCCGTCACCCAAATCTGCGCTGGTGTGCGGCCAGCGCTGTCCAGCACGATGGGGTTGGTGTTGTTGGTAACCGCAGACGAACTGGTGTACGTCGACACGGGCGTGGTGGTGCCAGCGCCGTAGGTGTATATCAGCCCGCCGTTGAGCGGCACACCGTTGTTGTCGAAAAACTGAGCGCCTGCGCCCGCGTACAAGGAAAGGCTGACCGCCATAGTGTCCTCTTACTGTTGAACCTGAGTGACTGCCACCCACACAGAAGCAGCGGAAGGTGCGTAACCCGTAGCCGCCACTGCCGACAGCGAGAGTGCAGTATTGTCAACCGCCCACATCAGCTGAATGTAATCGTTTGCCGCCAATGAAACGACTTCGGACGTTGATATTGTGGCGTACCCGTTGTTGGAGTCAACTGACACGATAGCGGTGCTGTGGTCCAAGTCGGTTGCGCCGTTTAACCGATACCAAAACCGCGCGTTTTTCAAGGACGAACTGGTAGACGACAACTGATACCGGGCCGAGAACTGGTACAGGCCCGACTGCGGGACTTGAAGCCGGTCAGTCGGTGAGCCGGTCAGAGTCACCCCGCCAGCCACCTCAGTGTTGGTCAGCGCGATTGGGTACGCCGTGTTGATCGCCGCGGCGCTCAGGTTGGTGGTGCGGGTGAACTCGCCGTAGTACGACTCCTGCTCAATCGTTGGCCGCACAAAGATGACGCCTGTTGTGGCGCTCTTAATCAGCACTGCGGCCAGCGGGATCACGTTGTTCGGCGCGGTAGGCTTGACGTTGGTGAACGCCCCGGCCACTGTCGGGCTGGCGTACAGAATGTCCCCGACGTTGAACGCGCTGGTGTCGATGCCGCTGACCTCGCCCCACACGCAGCACAGCCCCGTCGATCCGCTGTCAGGTATCTGCTCGGCCAGCACTCCAAGAATGAACAGCGTGGGCGTGCTGCCGTCAGCCAAGTACGGCGCGACCGACAGCACGTTGTTGCTGCCCACGCCCGCAAAACCCACCGCCGTGCCTTTGGCCATCGTAAACCCGGTGGAGTTTTGCACGATGGTGTATTGACGCAGCGCAGAATTCTCAACTGAAGATTCCAGCAACTGAAAGAAGCGGAACCAGGCGCGGGTGGTCAGCGCCCCCGCGTCTACCAGCGGGTCACGGGAGGCCGGTACGCGAGGGGCCAGTTGCATATCAAGCGCGGGTTGGGCTCATGAGCACTTCAGCGCCCATGATGGCAATCTTCACCGGGTCAGTGCCGCTGATCTCGTAAACGCGGTCGCGCAGCTTGAGCGTCATGCCGAGGCGCCGCCAGAACACGCGGTGGTAATACTCGCCAATCTTGCCCATTCCGGCCCAGTGCTCGTTAGACCAAGTGTGGCCGCCATCGTCGCTCCAGCGCAGCATGACCTTGGGGTCAGCACCCAACACCGTGCCGGCGCTGGTAGACGCGATGTAGTCGCCGTTTTCCAACAGCAAATAGTTGCCGTCTTCAAGCAGCAGCAAGAACGTCTCGGAGTCCAACACGCCGACCCCCGCCTCACAGTCAAGCTGCAGCGTGTGATGCGCCGTACGACGCAGGTCGTTCTGGCCGGTCGGCAACGCCCGCCACGACCGCAGCCAACGCTGGATCGCGTTGTTGTCGCTGTAGATCTCGGGGTCAAAAGCGTACACAAGGCCGTTGAGCCAATCGCCGACCAAGATCTCATTGTTGAAGTTGGCCTGACAGTTGCTGCGATGCCGCACAAACTGCACACCGTCCCACCCCGCACGCTCATGCCACGCGCCAGTCGTGGCGTCGTAACACCACGTCGCATTGGCGGTAGGGAACGTGAGGATGTAAAACAGGTGGCCGTCCTGCTGGTAGGAGTACCCGATGGCGTCGTTGATGACGTCGTACTGCTGGATCTGCCACTCGATGGCGTGCGTGCTGATGCGCTGGGCGTTGTAGCCGTTGTTGCGGTAGATGACGCCGTTGCCGCGGATGTCGGACCCCAGCCAAAACACCGAGTTGTCCAGCTTGGCCACGCTGTACGGCGCCGCGCAACCAACTTCCATGAACGCGCCTGCGATGCGAGCGAGCGGAAAGTCAGCCAGGCCAGCGTTGTACCAGACCTCCACCGTGCTGGTGCCAAATAGCCACACCTCGCGGTGATTGACGTTCAGCGCCACCACATCGTCCGGGTTGCCCTCGGCGCTGGCAAAGTCCAAGGGGTCGATTTGCGTGCCGTCGTTGAGCGACGTCACCCAGAACCGTTGGCTGTTGGGCTGGTTGAAGACAAAATAACCGTCAAGGTAGCCGACAGTCACGGCGCCGGGAAAGTCAGGGTCCGTGATCTGCTCAAAAACGCCCGTGCTGGCGTTGTAGATGAACGCGCTGGGGTTGCAGGCGATGAACAACTGCTCGCCGTTGTCCACCATGCTGACCGGCCCGCTGCCGTCGATGTAGCCTAAAAACGACGTGTTGTAGTTGCCGTCGGCCCGGTACAACTCTCCGCCAGACGCAACATACAAGTAGTCGCCAAACTTCCACAGCCCCCGTATCGGCCCTTGGCCGACTGGGAACACTTGCCGCAAGCCAGCGCACCGCTGCAGGAATGCCGGTTCCTTGCCGCCTTCCAGCACAACTTCCGGAAACAGGTTCACCATGCGGCTGTCCGCAGCATTGACGCTGCGGGCCACATAGCTAGAGCCGAGGATCGGCGTTTTCATCAGTAGTTGCCGGCGTACACGTTGAACCGCTGGCGAGTAGCCACCAGCGAGTACGGCAGGCTCATGATGTCGTCCGGGTTGTTGATGCGCTTCAGGTTGCGCTTGGACGTCATGGCGATCCGCACAACCTGCGGCGGAGGCTGCACGCCAAACTCAGGCGCGATCTCCATCGCCAAGTTGTAGACAAACGCTCGCAGGTAGCCTGGCGGGAACGACAGCACCGTAGACAGTGTGGCTGGCTGCGACAGCTCCTCCACCGATATGAAATGCCACTCCAGCAGCCGCGTGGGCACCGGGTAGATGTACATCTCGATGTCGGGGTACGTCATGTTGACCCACAGCACCTGCGGGTACGTTGACGTCACGGTCTTGACCGCAATGCCGTTGTATTGCTGCTGGTTGATCAGCTTGATGCCGAAACTGACGTTCGTGCTGGGGTCGCGGAAGTACGTCGCGTCGTCCAGCAGGATGGGCCGGTTGCCCACAAAGTCGCCCGTAGGCCCCAGCGTGCGGCTGATTGTGCTGGTAGGCCAACTGAAAACTTGATCCTGCGTCGAAAACACCGACAGCCGTTCGGTGTTCCACGATTCAATCATTTGGTTCAGCGCCGTCAGCGAATCTTGCATGACGGCAGCAGAAGACGTCTCGCCCTCTGCTAAAACGCCCAGCAGACGCAGGGCGCGATTGATCTGGTCACCCGCGGTGGTGGACATGCTCGGGCTCCTTGCGACGGCGGCGGCCCAGCGTGTTCACGGGCGGCGCGGTGTCGGGTTCATCCTCGGTGCCGGGAGTATACCGCTCCCATCCGCTACGCTCATCGTAAACCGCTTCCATTTCCAGCGTGGCGATCTTGGCGCCATGAATGGGGTGACGCAGATAGATGTTGGGCATAGAGAAGACGGGGGCCGAAGCCCCCGTTTTGCTTACGAGGTCATGATGACCCAGTTAGTGCCGTCGCACACCAGCATGGCGTTGGCTCCCGCCGTCCCCGCGAGGATCGCGGTGCCAGCAGTAGCCGAGCTAATCGGCAGCACGTTGGACGACGCAGACACGACGGTCTGGGCAGCAATCGTCTTGATCCACACCACGCGGCCAGTGCTGGCCGAAGCAGTGGGGAACGTGACGGTGATGCTGCCCGCGCCGTTGCAGACGACGAAGTTCTCGTTGTCAGCCAACGTGAACGAAGCCGTCTTGGTGACGGGCGCGTTCAGATCCAGTTGCGTGCCGCTCAGAACGCCCGTGACCGCGACCGAAGCGCCAGTGATGGCGCCCGTGACGGTCACGCTCTCGAACAGCGGGTCGGCGTAGGCAACGCCGATTGCTTTGGTATCGGGCATGATGCCTCCTTATCAAGCCACGCGATACAGCGTCCAAGCACCCGCGGCGCTCTTGCGAGCAACCATGCTTGCGCCGGTCGTGACGGGGATCGTCATGGTCAGCGAACCCGAGACAGTCCAGCCGGTGCCCGCGGCGATGATCGCGGTAGCGGAAGACGTGCCGAGGTTGACCACACGGAAGGTGAACGTGGTGCCAATCCGGTCAGAATTGATCAGCACGTTTTCCAGCTCCGTGACCGTGGGCAGCGTGTAGGTCTGGGCCGCGGCGGTGACACCGTTGTTGGCCAGGATCAGACCGTTCAGCACTTGCGCGGGGGTCAGGGTTGCAGTAGCGGTAACCGCCACCGGATCTGCGGTCAGGTCAATGAACGGGTCGTTGACGTTGCCGTCACCAAGCTGGTAGCCACCAGCGCCATTAGGGAGAGCCATGATGAGTTCCTTTCAGATAAAGTTCAGAACGGGGGCCTTAGCCCCCGTTTCGGTTTAGCCCCAGAGACGGCAAGCCATCTGCGGACGGATCACGCCGTAGCCGTACAGCACGTCGATCCGGCAGGGCATCCGGTCGTTGTTGATGTCGTACTGACGCACGACACGCAGGCTGATGCCGTTGTGGTTGGCGCGGCTGGCCATGTCCACGCCTTGCGGCAGCAAGAGGTCAGCAGTGGCAAACGTGATGGCGTCCTTGTGGTAGACCAAGTTCTGCGGGTACTGCGTGGACGCAGCGCCGATGAACGTGACCGTTTGGCTGTTGGCCGGCAGAGAGCTGACGGTGGCCAGCGCCTGGTTGGCCGAGTACATCGGAGCAACCGTGACCGTTGCCGCGCCACCCGATGCAGTCACGCTTGCGAGCGCAACAAACTGGAACAGCGAGCCAGTGGACTCACGGGTCTGCGGGTTCACCGCAAAGCAGCCCGCCACGGTGAACACGTCGCCAGCAAGAACGGTGTTGGTGC